TTTATTAAAAACTAATATTAATGAAATTAAGTGCATTCGAAAAAATTATTAGAAAAGTTGTGCGAGAAGAAATAGATCATGCCTTAAGGCGTGAAATAGCATTACTAAAAGAGGAATTAGTCACCCCACCCCAACAGCGTGTGGTAGAAACTAAAAATAACACCCAAGAAGCTGAAGATTTCAGAGCTAAATTAAGATCTCAAATGCCCCCACCTAATTTTAACACGGGCAATGATACTCTTAATTCACTTTTATCTGAAACCGCTATAGCACCAACCCCAGAAGAAACATTTGCATCTAATGACCCCGTGAATCAATTTGTAAATAAAGATTGGGGCCCCGTGATGAACGCAATTTCTAAGAAAAAAGATTTTAGACCATAATGGCTATAAGAAAAAAAATAGGATATAGAATTGATCCCCTTGATCTCAATACACGTAAAGCTATTGGGGTTAGGATTCCTTTTACTAAAAAAGGTGTATTTCAATTTAATTATACAACAAAAGATCAAATAAAATCTAATCTTATTAATCTTCTTTTAACATCACCCGGTGAAAGGTATCATGAACCTTCATATGGAGTAGGTGTAAGAGAAATTCTTTTTGACCAGAATACTGAAACTAATGAACGAATTCGAAACTTAAAAGCTAGAATAGACCAAAACGTTCAATTTCACATCCCTCAAATAGTAGTAGATCGTTTAGATGTTATACCAGAAGGACAACAACTTCGTATAAAAATAGACTACACAGTTTTATTAGATAATGATACAAATGAGATTTCAATAACATTATAATAAATGGCTTATTCTAAAGTAAATAATACATCAGGTACTAATAAAAAAGATATTAAGTACCTAAATAAAAACTATAATCAACTAAAACAAGACTTAGTTGAATTTACTAAAAATTACTTCCCTGATAATTTTAATGATTTTTCAGAAAGTAATCCAGGTATGATATTTTTAGAATTAGCTTCTTATGTAGGGGATGTATTATCATATTATACTGATACTCAAATTCAAGAAACATTCATCGAATCCGCTCGTGAAAAGTCAAATCTATTAGCACTAGCATATAATTTAGGTTATAAACCCGTTATATCTAACCCTTCTAGTACTAATATAGATTTATATATTAAATTACCAAATAATGGAAGTAATGGGCCTGATTGGGATTATGCTCCTACTATAAAACGAAACTCTGTATTTACAACATCCGAAGCCTCTTCTACTAATTTTATTCTTACTGAAGATGTAAATTTCCAAGTAAGTAATTCTTTAGATCTTACAGAAGTATCTGTTTATGCTACTGACGGTACTCCCCTTGCAGATGATGGGGGTGGTAATCCATCATATTATTTAATAAAAAAGTCGGCTAAGGTAATAAGCGCTGAAATTAAAACCGCAACATTTACTCTAGGGACAGCTGAAAAATTTCTTACTTTAGAAGTACCTGATTCTAATATTATAGGTATAGAAAGTGTCACTGATTCAGATGGTAATATTTATTATGAAGTTCCTTATTTAGCCCAAGAAACTATATTTGATGATGTTTTAAATGTAGCAGCTAATAACCCCAATTTAAACCAATATTCTAACGATACACCTTATCTTTTAAGACTTAAAAAAGTCCCTAAAAGGTTTACTACTAGATTTACTTCTAATGATATACTTCAACTCCAATTTGGGTCGGGGGTTAGTGAAGGAAATGATTCTGAGATATTACCCACCCCTAATAACATAGGTATAGGAATTAAAGACAGCCGTTCTAACTTAGATTTGGCTTATGACCCTTCAAACTTTTTACTCTCAAAAACATATGGTGAAATCCCTAGTAACACCACACTTACAGTAAAATACTTAGTAGGTGGTGGAATACAATCAAATGTTGAATCAGGAGTTATAAATAAGAATGATAGTGTTATTATAAAACAAAATAATAGTGTTAGTAGCCCTTCAGCCTTTGATGATGTAAAAGATTCTTTAGCAGTTACTAATCCTCTCCCAGCAACGGGTGGGGGACCCGGCGATACACTTGAAGATATACGCTTAAATTCATCGGCCCAAGCTTCTTCACAACTCCGTACGGTATCAAAAGAAGATTACATTATACGCACGTTATCTATGCCTCCTAAATTTGGAAAGATTGCTAAAGCTTATATTATAAGAGACGACCAAATTAGTGTAGATAGTAGTAATAAAATTTCAAATCCTAATGCTTTAAATTTATATACTTTAGCATATAATGGGGATAAAAACTTAGTAAAATTAAATCAAGCTACTAGAGATAATTTAATCACTTATTTAGAAGAATATAGGATGCTAACAGATGCTGTTAATATTAAAGATGCATTTGTTATAAACTTTAGTGTTGAATTTGATATAGTTGTATTTAAAAATTTCAATAATGATGAAGTTATTTTAAACTGTATTCAAGCATTAAAAAATTACTTTAGTGTAGATAATTGGCAAATTAACCAACCAATAGTTATAAATGAAATTTATAATGTAATTGGGGCAGTTAAAGGTGTTCAAAATGTTGAACATGTTCAACTTAAAAATAAAGCAGGAATAGCAGCAGGATATTCTCAATATTCTTATGATTTTTCATCCGCTATTATTAATAATGTATTATACCCTTCTATGGATATAAGTATTTTTGAGCTAAAATACCCTAATACCGATATAACCGGTAGAGTAATTAAATATTAATCATGGCATATTATTTTCTATTTCCCGAAAAGGACACTACAATATATTCTCACCCCCGTAGAACAGATTTAAATACTGGAAAGGTAGAAACTCTGTGTTTAGATACTGAAGAAGGAAATGATGATGATGTTTATTATCCTTCAAGAATTTTAATTAAATTTAAAGACAGTGAGATTAAATCATTATTTCAATCAGATTTAGAATCAATACCTTCTTTTAAAGCTAATTTAAAATTATACACCACAGATTATAATCAAAACTTACCAGTATCCCAAACTTTAGAATTATACCCATTAGTAAGTTCCTGGGAAAACGGTACCCAAAGATATAATGACCACCCTTCTTATGGGGGTGTTATAAGTAATGGTGCTTCATGGTTATATAAAGATAATGGCATTGATAAAAATTCATGGCCTGCTTTTTCACCAGGGACAACTACCTCTAGTTTTGGTTCTATTAATAATCTTCTTGAGGGTATAGGGGGAACATGGTATTATGGTGATGGGTTTGAATCTACTCAATCAATATCTATAGTACATGATTATGATTTAAATTTTGAAGTCACATCACAAATCCAAAAAATCTCATCTAGTTTATTTCAATTAGCATCTTACCCTGATGGAATAACAAATAATGGTTTTATAATAAAACGTGAAAATGATATAACTTTAGATAAAAGGGGAACTGATAAAAATTTAGGTTCATTAAAATATTTTTCTACAGATACTCATACTATATTTTCCCCCACACTTATTATTAAGTGGGATGATTCTAGTTATATTACAAGTAGTAATGATATATTAGATAATGGAAAGATTCAATTAAATTTTAGCAATTTAAGAAATGAATATAAACAATCTGAAAGGCCCCTTTTAAGATTAAACACTAGAAAACAATATCCTGATAGAACTTTTACTACTTCTTCAGATTATTTAAATATAAATTACTTAACCTCGGCTTCATACTATAGTATTGAAGATTATACTTCAAAGGAAACTATTATCCCCTTTGATACAGAATATACTAAATTAAGTGCAGATAGTGAAGGTATGTATTTTAAATTAAATATGCAAGGTTTACAACCTGAAAGATATTATCGTTTACTCATTAGACATGATAACAATGACGGTATAAGCATATATGATGACAATTATTACTTTAAAGTAACTAGATAATGAAAAAGAATATTTCTATACGAAAAAATATTTATAGTAGTAATAAGTATAAAGAAGTAATTGATACAAATTTTTCTGAATTATTTAGTACAAGAGAAATCTTTACTATAGAAGATTTTTTTGATTTATATAATGAATTATTTTTTCAGATTCCTGAAAATGGAGAGTTTAGTCATGAAGCATTAGTTAGAAAAAGTAATCAATTAATTACTCCGGGCAATGATGTCAAAGACGATGAAATAGAAAATCTACAATCTGTTATAGAAGATCTACAAAAACAATTATTAGACGCTTCTAAACCAAATACGGAAGTAGAGGTAGTTAAAGAACACCCTCGTTTCCCTAATGGAAGTCTTATAAGAAGGCCCCAGGGAGGAGGTTTTCCTTATTTATTCTTAATGGATCAAGGATTTAAAAGAGGCATTACCTTTACTGAAAGTGACCAAGAATTAAGAACAGCAATAGTTAAATTATCAGGATATACTGGTGATGCAGGACAAGGTAATAACCCAGTCCCTGTAGTTCCAAACAATATTATAAACAGAATTCCAAGTGGTACTGATTTGACTGTATCTAACTTCAACGATCCCTTTGAACCATCACAATTCTTAGCAGAATCTGAAGATCTTAGAATCAGTTTAGATCCCACAGACGCTAAATTAGATATTGATAAGTATAATGGAGATTATGACAGGTATAAAAGAGAACTTGAAAAAGATTTTAGAGAAAAAACAAACTATTTAGAAGGAATTGAAGATAAATTATCTGATATTAGAAAAGAAATTCAATCTATAACTGGAGGATAATGGGAAGATATTCAAGTAAAAATAAAACATCTAAATCTAGTGGAATAGGTAAGGGTAAAGGTAAAAAGGGTTCTATAGCATCTATGGCTACTAGTAACCCTGTTAATTTAACCCCTGAACAACAAGCAGAAGTAGAAAAACTTAAAGAAGAACTAAAATTCTACCAAGATGAA